ACACGTGGTGTCACCCTCGTAGTTCTTGCGACCCTCCCATGTGAGTGCCACGGCACTGACGAACTTGTCGTCTTGCAGACGTGGATCACCCGCAGGAACTTCGCGCAGGAACTCGTCGTTCACGGCAGTGGCAGTCGCAACAAGGTTGCGCTCCGCACCCGGATACTCGTCGCGAACACGGCGTTCGAGCCAGACGTCTTCGAGAGCGTTGTGAACCGCACGCAAGAGCGTATTGCCCTGCGCCTCACACTCACGATAGAGCGTCTGAATTGCTGGCATGTCCGAGTGACGGACATGACCTGCTTCGTGGTCAACGTAGCCGCGAATGATGTCCGCTTGGCCATCAGTCACGTTTCCGTTGAGGTCAATCGAGGGCAAGATGATGTTCGTGCCATCGGTTGCGGCTTGGTCGCCTTGGAACACCACGCGGACGTCTTTCTTGCGACCGAATACTGTGGATGTCTGGCTGACTTCGTGTGTGAATAGTTCGCCTTTCATGCGAGCCTCCCTTAGTTGAATACACGGTTGACGATGCCCTTGAGGACAGCGCGGTCTTGCACAGACGCACGGTCAAGCACGGTCATTTCGACCGCTTGCTCAATGGCTTTGGATGACTTGGACGATGGGAACACCTGCAAGAACATCGTGAGCGATGCGGCAAGGTCGATGTAACCACGTGGCGTGATGGGTTGCATGACCTTGGACGTCTTGAACGCCTCGATGTGTTCGGTCACGTACTTGTTGATCTTGGCGACCATGTCCTTGGCAAGCGAAGGCACGCGTGTCTCAATCAACTTGGCACGCTCACGCTCACTGAGGTAGTCGACATGCGCCCACACGGTGAAGCGATCAAGCATGGCCATGGATTGCGGACGCGCACCTTGGTACATGCCGAACTCGTCACCCTGTCCGACGGTGTTGCCAGTCGCGAACATGCGGAACATGCCGTGTGGCTTGACGATGCGACCGCCATCCTCGGTCAGCATCAAGCCGTTGCCCTCGAACATGCGTTGCATCACATACGCAACGTCTGGCCGCACCAAGTCCAACTCGTCGAAGCACCCGATGTATGGGCCAGACATCATCTGCGGCAAGATACCGTCGACGAACTTGGACACAGTCGTGCCGCTCTCTTGCACAAGCGTGTCACGTCCGATCAAGTCCATGCGAGTGATCTCGCTGTCGAAGTTGACGCGCATGAATGGCCAGAACAGATGCGCCGCCACTTGCTCCACGTGCGTGGTTTTGCCTGTGCCAGAGTGACCGTGCAGATACGTGCGCTTGTTGGTCAACAACGCATACAAGATACGCATGAGGACGGTGCCTTGGAACTGGTAGTCGCGGTCAATGGCAGGGACGTGCGGATGCGGTGCGTCCCACTCCCACACTGGCACCTCGAAGTCGAACGACTGAGCGGCCACGCCCTTGATGTTGAACACGTCCTTGGCTTTGCGTGTGATAACGCGACCGTTGGGGATGTCGGTCGAGGTCGATGTCTCTGTCACCTGCGGGATGATCGCACGAGATGCGGCGACTGCCTGCGCGGTGGCGTCGTTGAGTTCGCCAATCAGCGTCGCAATCGTGGGCAGACCCGCTTGCTTGAGGGCAAGGTCAACCAACTGCGTGTCGGCAGGAACATCGTACACAGACGTGGACGGCGATGTTGTCGGTGCAGACGTGCCATCGAGTTCGTCACACACCTGCTTGATCACGTCCTGCACTGGCTGTGACAGGCTTGCGATGTCAGGCACTGGGCTGTCGCCACGAGCGCGAAGCATCTGCGCAAGTGCGTCGATGGGTTTGTCCTCGTGCATGACGGCTTTCATGCAAGCGAGAACGTCCACGCTGTCGTGTCCGTGGTGGTTCGCGCATGCGTCGTGGATGTCGATGCGGTCTTGTAGGCCGAATGAGTGTGACATGGGCGTCTCCGTGTTGTTGGTGAGTATGCGTTCGCGTAGTCCAGACGTGGTGTACTGCGGACGTCCGAAGACGTAGCCGCACTTGGCTGTCGACGATGCGACGCCTTGCGTGTCTGGATGTTCGATTGCGTCAAGCACATCGGTGGCGTTGATGTCGCCGTTGATGAGCGCGATGAGCGTGTCCTCATCGAGGTTGTCACGCAAGCCCGACATGGTCGGGCGTGGTGTGACTTGGTTGCTGTCGTCGCCCACGAGCGGTGATGCGCTGAACGTGTTGCGGATCGTGTCGTTGCCGACGTGCGACAGTGCGGTGGTAGCAAGTTCACGCAAGCGTTTTCTACGCTCGGTGAAGTCGTTGATGCGCAAGGCATCAAGCAATGATTGGTTCGCCATTGCATGCGTCTCCTTCTAGGTCAAGTTCAAGTTCTGGGTCAGCCGACGGACTGCCCATCGTATAACTACCTTCGGTATATTGCGCGTACCTCCGCGTAGCAGAATGACACCCACAGGTGTGTGTATAACCTGCAATACACCAACAGGTCAACACCCTTGGGTGTTCTTTTGCGTTCCGCAGAAGTCTTTGCGTGCGTGAAGGCATAGAAAAACGCCGCAAGCGTTGCCGCCTGCGACGTCGTCGCCAGTCTGCGATGAAGGTCATGCTTCGTACTCGATTTGCCGCAAGTCCCAGTTCCAATACTCGTCGTCGCGGTCGCCTTCGTAGAGTTGCGACTTCATGAAGTTCATCTCGTCTTCGGTCTTGCACAGGTACACGTCGATGCCGTGCTTGGTCTCGTGCGTGACCACATACAGGTCGAGGGTCAGTTTCATGCTCATGTGTTCCTCCTATGTGAGCGTGCGTAAGATGTTCTCGGCTTCGTCACGTGTGCGACACGTGAACTCGATGTAGCCGTCGAGAATGTTGCGGATGGCGTAACCACGCTTGTGCGCGATGATCTGGTATTTCATGGCTCAGTCCTCCGCGAACATGCGTTTGACGGCGTCGATTGCCGCCATGGGATCGCTTGCAGGGATCGTGAGGCTGTAGCGTATACCTTCGAGCGTGTACTCGACGACGTGGTCGACAACTGGCATTGCGTCTGTCTCAGGCGTGTTCGTCTGCGCTACTCGCGCAACAAGATTGCTTACTGGCATGCTCAGTCCCTCCATGGCATGAGGATGCACTCGCCATGGATGCGTTCGCCCGTGTAGGTGACGAACGTCTCTCCGCACCCGCTGACCCAGTTGATCAGCACCCATGCGAAGAAGAAGGCGAAGATGGTCATGCCTGCGAGTGAGGCGATGATTTCGACGATGCGAACGCGTGTGGCGTTGTCGTCGTAGCGGCGGCGTCGTGTTCGTGTTTGCATGTGCGTGTCTCCTTTTGATGGCACAAAAAAAAGCCCCACACGCGTGAGCGTGTGAGGCTTGATCAGGTGTGTGTATGCGTTAGCCGCGAGCGCGAGCGAAGGCGTTCAGGAACGCGGCTTGAGCCGTCTCGTCCATGCTCGCGAGTGCTTGCGCAAGCGCGTTGATGTCGGGTGCGGCGTCCTGCTTCGCAGGTGCGGCCTTGGCCTTCGACTTGGCCTTCGCAGGCGTAGCCTTCGGCTTGGCAGGCGCGTTAGCGGCCTTGACTGCGGCCCAAGCCTCGCGCTTGGCTTCGCCAACAGCCGCGTATGCCTGCACACGTGCGAGGTCGTTCGCGTCGATGGCTGAAAGCAGGTTGCCCCAACGGACGCGCTTGGACGTGGATGCGCACGCGGCGACGTAGTCGCGCACGGTGGTTTTCGCTTTCGCGGACTTGGCCGCAAGGAACTTGGCGGCGGCTTCGCGGGCAGACATGCGTGTGGTTGCGTTGGTCATGGTGAGTTCTCCTCGTGTGCGCAAGGGTGAAACCCAGCGTGCGCCGCGCACTGCGCAAACGCCGAGCAGGGCAAGCCGAGCGACTTGCCTCGCCCTATAACTACCTTCGGTATTGCACACGTGCGTGTATGCGGGACGACGCCAAAACCGCCTCTGCTGTAACCTGTTGAAATGATTGACAATGGGGTTTCTAACCCCATTGTTCGCAAGCGAACGAGGGCATGCGTGGGAATTTTCGCGTACACACGAGGCCAAAACACCCCTACATGGGGTGGAAAAACCCTGCAAAATCAGTCGGTTGCGGCACTCTGTGCCGTGTGTGTGTCACAGACGTCCCTACGCATGTGGGGGGCGGGGGGGTGATCCGCCGCCGGGTCGCGCGCGTTGTATGTCACCTCCCCTACCGCTCAAGAAATCGGAGCAAAAAATGAAAACGTCCGAGGAAGAACGTCTAACAAGGACTACAAAGCGGTGCCAAACGTGCGAAAAAGAATACACAACCAAGCCCAGCAAGCTGGAGCGAAGCAGTTTTTGCTCCATGAAGTGCAGAAAGACAGCGAGTGAAGTGAAAAAGATGAAGGCAGTTATGGCAAACGCAGGAAAGATGGAACTAACTCCCGCGCAATCAGCACAAATCCGTGGCCAAATCGCCAATTATGTAAAAGACCAGATCACAATCGCCAATGAAGTCGTCATGAACGGCAAAGATTGGACGCCAACGCAAGCTCGTGTGTTTGGTATGCTACTAAACAAGGTCGTTCCCGACCTGAACGCCTCATATGTGCAACATGAACACCAAGTTAAGAACCTAACAGAGATGACACGCGAAGAACTGGAGGCCATTGCCTCTGGCGCAAAGGTTATTGAAGGAGAGTACACCGAAGATGCTGATTAAGAACCAACAGAAGGACGCAATCCCGTCCACACTCAACCTCGCAGAGTTTGCTCAAGCCATGAAGCAGGTCGATCTGTCCGCAGTCCCCAAAGAGAAGCGCAGTGCCGCCATCTTTGACCACTTCATGACGGTCATGGCCAACAATGTGACGGACACAGAGACCAAATACGAAATCCTGATGAGCCAGCACCTGCGTAGAAAGAATGTCTAACCCAACACCCCGCGAAGTTGCCCGTTATCTTCTTCGTCTGCGCGACGCATCCGAGAGTTTCGAGGGCTTCGTAAAGCTCATGTACCCCGACTGGGAACTTGCCGACTTCCAACTGGAACTGATCGACGCTCTCGACCAGCTTGAGCGCGGCACCCTTGGCTGTAACAACCTTCTAATCACAATGCCGCCTCGCCACGCCAAGTCCACCTTCGGCACAGTCCTCTTTCCATCATATTTCATGGCGAAGAACCCAAACCGCTACGTGATGTCTTGCTCATACAACAGCCAACTGGCTACAGACTTCGGCAGACAAATCCGTTCGGTTGTAGAAGACAAGACAATCCCGCAAGCCTTCCCAGACTTCCACCTTTCCACAGACAGCCGCGCCGCAGACGTCTGGCGTACAGAGGAAGGCGGCGCATATTTCGCAGTTGGTATCGGCGGCACTACATCTGGCCGTCCCGCAAACCTCCTCCTCGTCGACGACCCTATCAAAGCTCGCGAAGACGCAGAAAGCATGACCCAGCGCAACAAGACGTGGAACTATTACACCTCCGCTCTCGCCACGCGTCTTCAGCCAGAGGCAGACGGCACACCACCCAAGCAAATCGTGATCCTCACACGCTGGCACCCAGACGATCTTGCTGGCAGACTACAGGGGACAGAGGATTGGGCAGAGGGCCGATGGAAACACATCAACTTCCCCGCGATAAAAACCATAACAACAGGAAAGATTTCACGCCGCCACCTGCCAGAAGACGACCCCCTATACGTCAGCGCAGGCGAGCTACCA